TGGGGGTCTGGGGGAAGGGAAGGGCTTGCGTTGAAACTGAGTCAACCGCAAGCTGAACGAAACCTGACCGGAAAAAAATATTGCCCGCTGGCAGCGGAAAACCCTTTTTTTTGGCATGACTCTTGCCCAGTGTGATACCTGACTAGGGCCGACGGAGGGTCGACTGATGCGCGAGTGGAATTATTTCGAGGCTGGGCCGCGAAACGGGCTGATGGGCCTGTACCTCGACGCCGGCAATCCTGCTATCGGTAGTGACGAGTGGCGCGCACTGCGCGAGCAAGGACAACATCCGTTTGCGGATTGGCTGCGCGCGTATCGTGCGCAGAATCCGCAGCCGTGGATGCAACAGCCGAATGACAACACGGGCATTGTGCCGCCGCACATGCGCGCGCCACTGCCGATAGCTGGCCCTAGGCCGCAGCAGCCAACTAGTGGCGTCGGCGGACTCATTGCGCCGATGGCTGGCGCTGCGCAGCCTGCGCAGTATCCGATGCCGTTTGCGCGACGCCGCCCGAACATCTTGATGCCACAGTGAGCCCAAAAAAAAACATCGTGGCGATGTCAGGCGACGTTGTGCGCGTTGCTGTCAATTTCACGGCGGAGGCCGAAAAACGCGGCGCAACGGTAAACTCGGCAGTGTGGACTGCTTCGTCCGGCTCGCTGAGCGGCGAAACGTTGACGGCCTCGATTGCATCGGCGCTGCTGACTGTTTCTGGCGATGCGGTTCTTGTTTGCACGGCGACGTTGAGTAACGGCGAAACAATTACGCGCACGCAACGCGCGCTTATTGAGACCTCCTCGTATGCGTTCTGACAAGAAAAATCCCGCAGAGGCCGAGCCGCGCGTGTCCATGCGCGGGCGCGAATGGTTCGATGCGCTGCGGAAAGAAGCGATCATTCGCGGCGCATTGCCGCGCATCGCAAAACGCGTTGTTGATCTCGCCGAGGATGGCGAAATGTGGGCGGTGCAGGAGATCGCAAACCGACTCGATGGCAAACCCAAACAGGCGGTAGAAATGTCGAGCGATCCCGATCAACCGCTGGTCATACGCTGGCGCGAGTAGTCCATCATGACGCTCATGGCCGCCAACGAGCGCGAAATTGTGATTGACTACAAGCCGCGCCAGGAATCCGTGGAATACCACGGGCGCTCGCAACGCTGGGCGTGTCGCGTCGCGCATCGCCGGTTCGGCAAAACGGTTTGCGAGATCAACGAACTCATCAAGTCGGCGATCAATAACCGCCGCGACAACGCGCGATATGCGTATATCGCGCCGTACTATGCTCAGGCCAAGTCGGTGGCGTGGGACTACCTCAAACATTACGCGCGGCCTGTAATGAAGGGGGCGGCGCGCGAGTCTGATTTATCAGTGACGCTGATTAACGGTGCGCAGATACGTCTATACGGCGCCGACAACGCAGACGCATTGCGCGGCATCTACCTGGACGGCGTTGTGATGGACGAGTATGCAGACATGCGCCCGACGGTGTGGGGAGAAATCATTCGCCCACTACTGAGTGATCGGCAAGGGTGGGCTACGTTCATTGGCACGCCGCGCGGGAAGAACCATTTTTTCAGCGTGTTTTCCACCGCGCGCGAATCGTCGGACTGGTTTTGCCAGGTGCTGCCCGCCAGCGTGACGGGCATCATTCCGGCGTCGGAACTGGACGACGCAAAAAAGCACATGACGCCAGAACAGTACGCGCAGGAATTCGAATGTGCGTTTGACACGCCGACGCTGGGGGCGATTTACGCGGCGGAATTGACGGCAGCGCGAGAGGAAGGGCGGCTGTGTGCGGTGCCGCTGGATCGTTCTGCGCTGGTGCATACCGCATGGGATTTGGGCGTCAGTGACAGCACCTGCATCTGGTTCTGGCAGATGGTGGGCCGGGAAATCCGGGTAATCGACTACTACGAGAACCGCGAAAAACCGATTACGCACTACCTAGCGATGCTGCAAGCGCGTGGCTACGACTACGGGCAACATTTCGTGCCGCACGATGCGGCGGCGCGGGAGCGTTGGTCGGCAACGGCAATGACCGAGATTGCAGCCGCGCAGGGGTATCAAATGACGGTATTACCGCGTGAGGACGTGGAGCAGGGAATCAATGCCGCGCGCATGTTGTTTTCGCGGTGCGTGTTCGATGCGGCCAAATGCGCGATGGGTCTGGAAGCGCTGCACAATTACCGCCGCGAATTCAGCAGGACGTTGAACGAGCTGAAGGCGGTGCCGCTGCACGATTGGGCATCGCACGCGGCAGATGCGTTTCGCTATCTTGCGTTGTCCGTGGACAGAATCAATGCACCGAAACCTGTAGACGTTGGCAAATTCCGTTTCGAGTTCGCCTGATGAAAACGCCAGACATTGCCGAGATTCGCAAGCGTTACGATCAATGCACGGAAGCCGAGTCGGACAGCCGCGACAAGGCGGCGGACGATATCCGGTTTGTGGACGTGGCGGGGGAAATGTGGGACGAAGCGCAACGAAAAAAGCGCGGTTCGCGGCCGTGTTATGAGTTCAATTTGTTGCGGCAACACGTGCGGCAAGTGACGGGCGATCAACGGCAGTCACGCCCGCAGATCAAGGTTCGCGCGACGGAAGAATCGGACATTGATGGTGCTGAGCTGCGCCAGGGTTTGATACACAACATCGAAAGCGAATCGAATGCTAATCGGGCGTATGACACTGCGTTCGATTTTGCGGTCAAGGGCGGGTTTGGATGTTGGCGCGTGGTCACGGAATACAGCCGTGACGATGCGTGGGAGCAGGATATCCGTATCAAGGAAATTCGCGATCCGTTTGCGGTCTGGTTCGATCCGAGCGCGTCGGAATATGATCGACGGGACGCGCGTTTCGCGTTCTACGAACAATGGATGTCGCGCGAAGAGTTTCGCGCGCGTTATCCTGATGCGCAGGAAACGCAGTGGGATGCGACAGGGAAAGAGGATTCCTGGTCGCGCGAACATGATTTGCGAATTGCCGAATATTGGGTGAAGAAACCAGTGCAGCGTACGCTGCTGTTGTTGTCGGACGGACGCACGGTGGGCGCCGACGAAACGGTGGCGGTGTTGGATGATTTGGCGGCGCAGGGCATAACGGTAGTTCGCGAGCGCAAGGTCACGGCACAAAAAGTGTGGATGTATGTTGTGAGCGGCGCGGAAGTGTTGAGCGGCCCGCACGAATGGCCGGGCAAATATATTCCGCTGGTTCCGGTGTTTGGCGACCTGACGCGCGTGGATGGTCGAGACAGCTACAACGGCTTGGTACGACACGCCAAAGATGCGGCGCGGTTGAACAACTACTACATGACGGCGGCGATGGAAACGATTGCCAAGCTGCCAAAGAACCCGTATTTGGTGACGCCGAAGATGCTGGAAGGGCAGGGCGTGAAAACGTTTTGGGAGAAAGCGGCGACGGAAGACCCGCTGTTTCTGCCGTACACGCCTGATCCGCAGGCACCTGGCGGCCGGCCGTTGCGCGAGAACGGGCCGGAATTCCCGGCCGCGATGGTGAATTTGGCGCAGGTCACGAATGACCTGATGAAAGGTGTCACGGGCATACATGACGCCAGTCTCGGTATCCGCTCGAACGAAACGAGTGGTCGCGCGATCATCGCGCGGCAGCGCGAGGGAGACACGGCAAATTTCGTGTACATTGACAATTTATCGAAGTCCATCCAGTACACGGGAGAGATAATCAGCGATCTGTTGCCGCACATTTACGACACGGCGCGCGTGGTGCGGGTGATTGGCAACGATGGGATCGAGAAGTATCAGAAGGTAAATGCGGTTATTGTGGATGCGGCGACGGGGCGGCCGCAGATACTCAACGATTTGTCTGCGGGCAAATATGACATCACGGTGGACACCGGGCCGTCATTCAGCACGAGGCGCGCGGAGTTTGTCGAGCTGATGAATACGTTGTTCCAATCGAATCCGCAGGCGTTCACGGTGTTTGGCGACCTGTTTTTCAAGGCGATGGATGCGCCGCAGGCACAGGAATTGGCCGAACGGGCCAAGCTGTTGTTGCCGCCGCCGCTACAGCAGAAGCTGGCGCAGCAAGACGGCAAGGGCGACCCGGCGATGCTGATGCAACAGATGCAGCAGCAGATGGAAGAGCAGAAGCGGGCCATCGAGGAAGAAGCGGCAAAGGTGCAGAACGAGAAAACGGAAGTGGATGCGCAGTTGGCGCGACTGGAAGCCAAGCGCCAGCAGATGCAAGCGGAATTCCAGGCGAGCACGGCCAAGCTGGACGCGCATGCCGCAAATATGGAAGCCGAGCGCTTGCGCCGGCTTCTGCAAATCCAATCAACGGAGCAAATCAATGGCACAGAATACGGTATCGGCGGCCTCGGTTAATACCGCCACGTCAAGCGATATTACGGTTGCGGCGGGCGCCAAGGTGACGGTCGGCATTTTTGCCGCAAGCGGCTCCTTGCATGAGCGCTCGTTTGCACGTGTGTACCAGGACACGCCCGGGGGAGACAACAAGATCGGCGAACTGACTAATTCCTCGCCGACGTTTGTTCTCGACAAGCCGGGCACGTTCCGCGTCATCAAGGATGGCGCGGGTTCATCCTACGGTGTGTTCACCGAAACCTGATTTTGTTTTGCCGTACCCGTGCGGACCACGGGGAAAATACGTCGAAGGAGACGCAAGGATGTTGCCGGACACCGAACTAGCCCATGAAGAGGGCGCACAACCCGAAGCGGCGGAAACGCCGATCAATGAGTCGCAGGAAACGGGAACTGCGACCGAGGAAGCGAAGGAAGAAGCCGCGAAGGAAGCTGCGCCGAAGAAGCGCAGTGATGGCGGATTCCAGCGCCGAATCAATGAGCTGACCTGGAAAACGCGCGAGTTGGAGCGGCAGTTGGCCGAAGCCACGGCGCGGCAACAGGAAAGCGTCGCAGAGCCGGAACCCGATTTTTATGCTGACCCTGTTGGCACCATTCGCTATTTGGCGAAGCAGGAGGCCGAGCAGCGATTGGCGGAGGAGCGGGAATCGCTGGCGGCTGCGCAACACAGGCAGCAGTTTGAGCAGACGCAAAGGAGTTTTACCGAGCGCGCAAATAGTTTCATGGAATCGCATCCCGATTTTCTGGATGCCGTCGCCGAACTGGACGCGGTAGCGCCCTTTTCGCCGATGGTAGCGGAAGTGATCGGACAATCGGAGGCGGGGCCGGAGATTGCCTATTATTTGTCGCAGAATCTGGCGGAAGCACAGCAGATTGCCATGCTGCCGCCGCATTTGGCGACCGCGCGAATTGCTCGAATCGAGGCCCGACTGCAAAGCAAACCGCAAGGCCGTGCGCCGCGTGCGCCGGAACCGCCGCCAGTCTTGTCTGGTCGTTCGCAAGGGCCGAAAGACCCGTCGAAAATGACCTATGAAGAATACAAACGCTGGCGGAATTCGTAATTCAATCCCTCTTCATAAGGAAAACGTGTCATGGCTAATACCCTCATCACTCCCAGCATCATCGCCAAAGAGGCGATCATGCAGGTGGAAAATAATCTTGTCATGGGCAAACTGGTGCATCGCGAATACAAGAAGGAATTCATCAAGGTTGGCGATACCGTCTCGGTTCGCAAGCCGGTCAAATTCACCGTCACCGATGGCGCGACCCGCTCGAACCAGGACGTGGAAGAAGCGACCACGCCGTTTGTCATCAACAACCGCAAGCATGTGTCGTGGAAATTCAGCTCGCAGGATTTGACGCTCAAGATCGAGGAATACAGCGAGAACTACATCAAGCCGGCGGCAATTGCGTTGGCGAACAACATTGATGCAGCGCTGACCAATCTCTACAAGAACGTTTTTTCCAATGTCGGCACGGCGGGCACTACCCCGAGTACGTTCCTGAATTTCGGCGCGGCCTCGCAGCGTCTGGACGAATACGCCTGCCCGGCGGAAGAGCGCCGTCTGGTGCTCAATCCTGCTGCCGCTCTCAACGCCCAGGACATGCTCAAGGGCTTGTACAACCCCGAGATCGTCAAAGGCGCGGTACGTGGTCGCATGATTGGGCCGATTGCCGGGTTTGATTGCTACATGGATCAGAACATCAAGGCGCACACCATCGGCACTGGTTGGGGCACCCCGTTGGTCAACGGTGCGTCGCAGAACGTCGCGTACTCTGCCGCGTCGCACACCTACGGCTCGACCTCGCAGAGCTTGGCCGTGGACGGCATGGCGGCCTCTGGTGCCTATAGTGCCGGCGACGTGTTCACTATTGCCGGCGTGTATCAGGTCAACCCGGTGTCCAAGGAGTCTACGGGCGTATTGCAGGAGTTCGTGGTGCAGGTGGCGGGCACGGCCAGCGGCGGTGGTGCGGCCACATTGACCATTTCGCCGGCCATCATCACGTCCGGCCCGTATCAGACGGTGGACGCGGCCCCGACCGACAACGCGGTCATCACGGTCAAGGCGTCGCACAAGGCCAACCTGGCGTTCCACAAGAATGCCTTTGGTCTGGTCATGTGCCCGCTGCAAATTCCGGATGGCGCGTCTTGGGCGCAGCGCGAAAGCCACAACGGCCTGAGCATTCGCGTGGTCAAGGATTACGACGTGGACAGCGACGACGAAATCATCCGTCTGGATATCCTTTACGGCGTGAAGGCGCTGTATCCGGAGCTGGCCTGCCGTTTGTTCGGTTGATGCACCCTGCCGGGGTGGGGTGATCCTGCCCCGGCAGTTTGACCGGGCCAAGGACGGCCTTTTTTCAAAGGACGGGTATGGCAACAGGCTATGACATTGTTGGGCGCGCGTTGCGCATTGCCCGGGTGGTGGATGCGGGGGATGCGCTGGACGCCAACGACGCGCAGGACGCACTGACAACGCTCAATGCGATGTTGGCGGAATGGCATGAGGCCGAAATCGGGCTGCCGGATTATTCCTTGGCAACGCTGGAAACGGAGTTGGCATCGGACGCCGCAGACCGCGAGGCCGTGGCGTTTGCGCTGGCCGAGCGCGTGGCGATGGAGTACGGGACGGAGTTGTCGCCGATGGCGCAGCAGATGGCGCAGGCCACCATGCAACGGCTGCGGCTGCGTTATTTCCAACCGGGCCGGGTATCGACGGCGCTGCCGTATGCGGACGCGGATTGGCGCACGGGTGAAACCGAATGAGGATGCAGCCTATCCCGATAGTGGGCGGTTCGTATGCGGACGATGCGCTGCCGTGGTCGGCGCAGGATACCGTAAACTGGCTGCCGGTGACGGCGGAAATGCCGGGCACGCGATCCGGCGAAATGCTGCGCACGCCGCCCGGACTCAAGCCGTTCGTTGTGGCGGGGACGCGCTGGCGCGGTCTGCGCAACGTCGAGGGCGCAGCTTATGGGGTTTCGGGGGAAATTCTATATCGAATCAACTCAGACGCCAGCGTGGACGTGATCGGTACGATTCCGGGGCGTGGCCTGGTTTCGATGACGCACAATCAGATCAACGGCGGAAACGAGCTGGTGATCGGCACAGGCGATGCCGGCTATGTGTACAACACGGCCACCGACACCCTGACGCAGATTACCGATGACGGGTTTCCTGGGTTTTTGGTCTGCGACTATATCAATTCCCTGATCGTCGGCATCGAACCGGGGCGTCGCTACTGGTTCAATTCGGCGCTGGCCGATGCGCTGAGCTACAACACGTTGGAGCGGTACGAGTCGGAAGCGGCCCCGGACAGACTGCGCGGTCTGATTGTGTCGCATTTGGAAACCTGGCTGTTCAACGAGCGCACCATTGAGGTGTTCGAAAACACTGGCGCAGAGAATGCGCTGTTCGAGAACAAGCGGATTGTCATTGAGATTGGTTGCGCTGCCACAAATTCGGTCAAGAAGCTGGAAAATTCCATTGTGTTTCTGGGCCATGACGGGCGCATCTACCAGACCAACGGCTACCAGTTGGTGCGTATTTCGACGCACGCGATTGAGCAGGCCATTACCGGGCTGCAATGGCACAAGGCGTTCGCGTTCATCTGGGAAGATCGCGGGCACAAGGTCTACTATCTGACCTTCCCCGACGGCAAGACTTGGGGATTCGATTTTGCCGTAAGGCAATGGCATCGCCGCGAAACCGAAGGCATGGATCGTTGGCGATTGTCCTGCATGATGCAATGGAACAATCGTTG